GAATATGAAGCATGGTCATAAATTGTTAAGTATTGCAAAAGACGCTAAAGGCGACAAAAAAGTAGAGAAATTCTTGAAAGAGGAAGTCATACGCCTCATCAAGGATCTCAAAATTAAATAAGGGGATGTCCAATGACATTGGAAATAATCAAACCATTACTTGAAAGCGGACTTATTAACGAAGATATAGGGCAACAGATTAACGAAGCCTGGGAATCTAAATTAAATGAGGCTCGTGAGCAAGTTCGTGCAGAACTCAGAGAAGAGTTTGCACAAAAGTATGAGCATGACAGAAGCGTTATGGTTGAAGCCCTTGATCGTATGGTAACAGATAATCTTTCAGAAGAAATTAAAGAATTTCATAATGAAAGAAAAGCAATGAACGAAGACCGTGTAAAAAGCCAAATGAAACTTCGTGAAAGCGCATCAAAATTCAATGATTTTATGGTTACAAAACTAGCCGAAGAAATTAAAGAATTGCGTTCAGATCGTAAGATTCAAAAGGAAAGTCAGCAAAAGCTAGAGCAATTTATTGTTCATGCATTGGCTCGTGAAATCAAAGAATTCTCACAGGACAAGAAAGCTGTTGTTGAAGCTAAGGTTAAATTAGTTGCAGAAGGACGCAAACAACTTGAAACACTAAAGGCAAAATTTGTCACAGAAAGTGCTAAGAGAATGAATGCTGTTGTTACTACACATCTTAAAGGTGAATTAAGCCAGCTTAAAGAAGATATTCAAGCCGCCCGTGAAAACAATTTCGGTCGCAGAATATTTGAATCATTTGCAAGCGAATTTTCAGTTACTCATTTAAATGAAAAAGCTGAAACACGCAAGTTAATGGCTCAGTTAAAAGAGAAAAATCAAAAACTAGCCGAATCTATGAATTTAATTTCACAGGCTAAAAAGTTAGTTGAGAGTAAAGAGAAAGAAGTGCGTATTATCAAAGAATCTAATCTTCGTGAAAAAACAATGAGCGAGTTACTTGCACCATTGAACGATGAAAAGGCTAAGGTAATGCAATCTTTATTAGAAAGTATTCAGACCCCAAAGTTAAAGAATGCTTTTGAAAAATATCTACCGGCTGTACTAAACAGTGGTTCTGAAAAGAAAGCTACCAAGCAAACAATTACAGAATCAACAATGATTAGTGAAGTGACGGGTGATAAATCTGCCAAAAAAGATATTATTGATACCCAAGAGCGTGACAACGTAATTGATATCAAGCGTCTGGCAGGGCTTTAATTTAAGACATAGATTAGGAGAAAACAAAAATGTCAAAAGTTCTATTAGAAAGCCGTTGGGACGAGACCAAGGAAGCTCTGTTAGAAGGCTTAAAAGGCACTCGCCGCTCAACAATGGGTGTTATCTTAGAAAACACCAAAAAGCAACTACTTGCTGAAAGCACAGCAGGTACAACTACAGCTGGTAATATCGCTACATTAAACCGTGTGATTCTTCCAGTTATCCGTCGTGTTATGCCAACAGTTATTGCTAACGAGTTGGTTGGCGTTCAGCCAATGACTGGCCCAGTTGGTCAGATCCATACACTACGTGTACGTTATGCACAGTCATTAACTGATAACTCTGCTGCTCAGACAAGCGTAACAGCTGGTCAGGAAGCTCTAAGCCCGTTCTTAATTGCACAGGCTTATTCTAGAGTTAAAGGTGATGCTACTTCTACTAACTACTATACTGCTAATGATACAGCAGCATTAGAAGGTAATGGCGGTAAGCAAATCTCCGTGCAAATTTTAAGACAGGCTGTTGAAGCTAAGTCACGTAAGTTACAAGCACGTTGGACATTCGAAGCTGCACAAGACGCTCAAAGCCAACATGGTATTGACGTTGAGGCAGAAATCATGGCCGCTCTAGCACAAGAGATCACTGCTGAGATCGATCAAGAAATCCTCTTGTCACTCCGCACTCTTGCTTCTACAGAGTATACATACAACCAAGCTACAGTATCTGGTACAGCTACATACGTTGGTGACGAACACGCTGCTCTAGCTGTTCTTATCAATCGTGTTGCTAACTTGATTGCACAGCGTACCCGTCGTGGTGCTGGTAACTGGGCTGTTGTATCCAGTGCTGCATTGACAGTTCTTCAGAGTGCAACAACTTCTGCTTTTGCTCGCACAACAGAAGGCACATTCGAAGCCCCAACAAATACCAAGTTCGTTGGTACATTGAACGGTGCAATGCGTGTGTTCGTTGACAGCTATGCTGCTGATAACATTCCTGTGCTAGTCGGTTACAAAGGTTCAAGCGAGACAGACGCAGCCGCGTTCTATTGCCCATATATTCCTTTGATGAGTTCTGGTGTTGTCCTTGATCCGTCAACATTCGAACCAGTCGTGAGCTTTATGACTCGTTACGGGTACATTGAGCTTACAAACACAGCCAGCTCATTCGGTAATGCTGCTGACTATGTTGGGGAAATAGCAGTTTCGAACCTCACATTCCAATAATTGGAATAACTTTAATTCTCAATCGGGATGGGAAGTTACAGGGAAGCGCACTTCGGTGCGCTTTTTTGTGGCTAATATAAATTTACTGATCAAAATCTACTGTCATAAGTAGAACAGAGGACAGTAAATGAAATACAGTATAGTAATACCCACCTATAATCATTGCAATGATTTATTAAAACCATGCATCGAATCTATATTTGAATATTCAAATATAACAGATATAGAACTTATTATCAGCGCTAATGGATGCACTGATAATACATTAGAATATTTGGGTAATCTAAAAGAAAAATTTAATTATTTAAGGTTAGGGAATAATCTTAAGATTGTTTGGGATAATAATCCACTAGGATACTCAAAAGCAACAAATGCAGGTATTAAAGTCGCAACTACTGATAGAATAGTATTATTAAATAACGATGCTACTTTACTTTCTCAAAATAAACATGATTGGTTAACCATACTTAATAGTGGGTTTGATGATAGTAATTGTGGAATCTCAGCAGTTCTGTTAAAATACAGTGAAATAACAAAAAGAAATTTTGGAATATTCTTTTGTGTTATGATTGACCGTAAAGTTTTTAATAAAATTGGATTATTAAATGAAGACTATGGTACTGGTAGTAATGAGGATATTGAATTTTGTATGGAAGCTGAATTAGCAGGCTTTTCAATTGCACAACCAATTAAAATGGTATGGTCAGGAGAGGCAATGCTGCATGTAGGTAATTTTCCAATTTATCATCGTGGAGAAGGTACAGTGCATGATCCTAACTTAGTTCAAAATTGGGATCAAATTTTTAGAAATAATGAATTAAGATTAGCTAAAAAATATAATAATGAATGGTACGAAGCTCATAAACATACAGGCTCAATATTATGAAATATAGTATAATTATTCCTACTTATAATCACTGCGATGATTTATTAAAACCATGCATCGAATCTATATTTGAATATTCAAATTTAAAAGATATAGAACTTATCATTAGCGCTAATGGATGCACCGATAATACATTAGAATATTTGGGTGCTTTATCTGAAAAGTTTTCATATTTGGGTTTGAAAAAACATTTTAAAATAGTATGGGAATCTGACCCACTAGGTTATTCCGGAGCATGTAATGCTGCTATCAAAGTAGCAACTACGGATTTAATAGTATTATTAAATAATGATGCTGTATTACTAAATCATACTAAGGGTGATTGGCTAAATTTATTAGAAGGTCCTTTTATTAATAATCCAAAATGCGGAATTAGTTGTGTTATTAAAGGGCATAGCGACCCGGCTGGCAGAGATTTTGCAGTATTTTTTTGCGTCATGATTCATAAAAGGGTATTTGATACTATTGGTTTATTAAGCATGGAATATGGTGTAGGTGGCGGAGAAGATACCGAATTTTGTATTGAAGCAGAAAATGCAGGATTTGAAGTTTGCGAAGTGCTTAGTAAGACTTGGAATACTGAAGTTAATTTGCACACAGGGGAGTTTCCTATATACCATAAAGGTGAAGGAACAATGCATGATCCTAATTTAGTAAATGATTATAATAGTGTGTTTTTAGAAAATTCACTAACATTAGCAAAAAAGTATAATCCTGAATGGTATAAATGGCGATTATCAAATCATTGGGAAAGAGCAGTATTTTTCAAGGGAGATCCTGTTTATGACCGTGAAGTAACTAGATATCAGTGGGCCGCAGATAATCTATTAGGTACTAAAGTTTTTGAATTGGGGTGTACTAGTGGTTATGGAATTCAATTCTTTCCTAAAAATATTGAGTATACTGGTTTAGATTACGATAAGCATATAATTAAAGCAGCTAAAGAGCAAGATTGGGGCTATAATGCACAATTTATTCATGCTGATATTAATAATTTTGAATTGAGTCAATATGATACTATAGTTGCTTTTGAAGTAATCGAGCATCTTGAAAATGGATTAGAAATTGTTGAAAGATTAAAGAAACATTGTAAGCGGTTAATGATAACTGTTCCTATGCTTGAGCCACCGGGTAAATGGGGTCCGCACCACAAATTACATATGCTAGATGAATCATATTTTTCTAATTTTAAATTTAAATATATAGCTCCCGATGGTTCGTTATTAGATTCTCCTTTAGTAAGAGGCGATCCTGATAATATTAATTTAATGTTGTGTATTTGGGATAGTGAGGAACAGATAGATTTAAGTTGGTTGAAAGAACAAGATGTTAATATATACAATGAGGTAATAGTTGCAAATCAATATAATCTTACTAAAGAAGAATTAAAAGATAGGGTAGTTATCGATGTAGGAGCAAATATAGGTGCTTTTTCGTTACTGGCAGCATCATTAGGCGCTAAAAAAGTTATAGGTATAGAGCCTATTAATGAAACTTTTGGGATTTTTAATTATAATATAATACGTTCAGGATTATCTAAAATAGTAGCATTGAAAAATGTAGTAACAGCTCATCATGGGGCTAATTATGAAATTAGTGATAATAATACTAATTCAGGTGCTAACAGTTTGTATAATATTACTGGAAGTACAGAATCAGTTACTAGTATATCGTTAGCTAATATATTAAAAATGGTAGACGGTAATAATATATTATTAAAATTAGACTGTGAGGGGGCAGAGTACGATATTATACTAGATACTACGCATGAAGAAATGAATAGAATTAGTGAAATTGTATTAGAGATACATACAGACTTGCATCCTAGTCATAAAGGAAAAGAAGTAATAGAAAATAAATTATTAGAATTTGGATTTACTAATGTAAAGTCAGATCAAATATATTACTATGACGTAGATCATTTAGGTAATAAACTTAATTGGAAAGAACTTCCTTACTGTAACCAACGTTGGAAAAAATGAGTAAAAATATTTTATGTTCCATTTCTACTAAAGGTAGATACGATACTACATTGCCACTAGCAATGATGAGTGTAATTAATCAAACATTAAAACCTGATAAATTAGTAATTTTTGATGATAACGACAATCCAATAGATGTCCGAGAACAACAAGTATACCTATATATTTTTCAAATGTTAGATCAAAAGGGTATACAATGGGAATGGTTATTTGCTGAAAAGAAAGGCCAACATTATAATCACCAAAGAGCAAATAAAATGGGATATAATTGGGTTTGGCGTATGGATGACGATACAGTTGCTGAGTCTAATACATTGAAAGTACTATATTCTTATGTTGCAGATGATGTTGGCGCAATAGGAGGAAGTGTATTGACCCCTCCACTTGCAGGTGAAGTAACTGCTACGGGGAAAATTAAAGACATTTACTATGAAAATAATTTACAGTGGTATTATATTAAAGAAGAAAAAGAAGTAGATCATTTACATTGTTCATTTTTATACAGAGCAGGTATTGTAGATTATCATTTAGGTTTAAGTAAAGTAGCTCACAGGGAAGAAACTTTATTTACCTATGCATTAAAACAACGCGGATATAAAAATTTAATAGTACCAAATGCAGTTACATGGCATTTAAAAAATAAAAAAGGCGGCATTAGAGATGGTCATCATGAAATGTTTGTGCATGACGAGGAAATATTTAAAAATATTTTAAATTTCAGTGATAGGACCATTGTCGTCTTAGATTGTGGTATGGGTGACCATATTGTGTTTAAGAAAGTATTACCTGATATTAAAAATCCTATAATATTTACCTGTTATCCTGAGATCATTCCAGGTAGAAGTATAGCTGAAGCTAAACATTTATTTGGTGCTATTGAACAATTTAATGTGTATCAAAAAATGGATGAATGGAATTGGAAAGACAGTTTGGAAAATGGTTTTAGAAAATTATATGTGGATAAGTCATGATTAAATTAAATTTAGCATGCGGCGACGACTATATTGATGGATATATCAATGTAGATTTATATCACGAAGGTAAAGTGGATGCTAGATTTGATGTAAGTTCAATGCCGTATGAAGATAACAGTGTAGATGAAATAAAAGCGTTCCATATTATTGAGCACTTTGATTGGCATAAGGGCATTGCTACTCTTAAAGAATGGCATAGGGTATTAAAGCTGAACGGTAGACTTTATTTAGAAACCCCTGATTTTTTAGAGAGTTGTAAAGAATTTATTAAAAGTTCACCTGATAATAGAATTGGTCTTTATGGACACTTTTTTTCAACATCTTGGATAAAAGGGCAGGAACATTTATTTTTATTTACTGAGGATCAAATGCGTACCCATTTAAAATGGGCTGGATTTTATAATATGAATAGATTACCTCCTGCTAGCAAATATACAGAGCATTATCCTGCTCATTTATTCTTAACCGTGGAAGCATTCAAATGATTATATTATCCCCTTATGCAAAAACTATGCGTAACGGCCAGCAACATCCTAAGAATTATCCATTTTGGGACGAAGTAATTTCTCAAATTAATGAGCACATTGTGCAAGTTGGCGTAGAAGGAGAAGTTCCGCTTGTTGGTGATTTTAAAAAAAATCTATCATTAGATGATTTGGCAACATTAATTAAAGAATCTAAAACTTGGATGAGTGTAGATAGCTTTTTTCAACATTATTGTTGGTCTTTGGGCAAACCCGGAATAGTACTTTGGGGACAAAGTGACCCTGTAATATTTGGTCATCCTGAAAATGTAAATTTATTAAAAGACAGAGACTATCTCAGAGAAAAACAGTTTTGGTTATGGGAACAATGTGGTTTTAGAGCAGAAGCATTTGTGACCCCTGATGAAGTATTAGAAGCACTAAAAACATTTGGTGTAGAACTTAAATAAATGCCCAATGTATTTCAATCAGCATATGATCTTAGATTAAAAAGTTGGTATCGACTAAGACAATCACTAGAAGACACCGATTTAAAAACCCAATGTATAGAAATCGATAGGTGGTGGCAACATGCACCACTGGTTAACCATTATTTACACAGTGATTTTGTCCATGAATGGCCTACGCCATGGGAACTATTAGCAGAAAATAATTATTGTACTATCGCCCGTGGATTGGGCATGATATATACACTACTACTACTGGACATATGGTCCGTTGACTTTGTTCACGCAAAAGATTATAATAACGAAGATGTTGTTTTGGTATTAGTAGATGATGCAAAATATATACTTAATTACTGGCCCAATATGGTAGTAAATAATTGTTTACAAGACTTTAAAATTTCTAAATTTATAGAAATTTCTGAAATAATTAGAAAAATAGGCTGACTATGAAAATAAATGTCGTTAAGCGTTCGGGCTTAAAAGAACCACTTACAATAGAAAAATGGCAAGCACAAATAGCAAATATATGCACGGGAATCGCAGATGTAAGTCAAAGTATGATAGAAATCAAAGCTCAACCGCACTTTTATGATGGCATAACGACTAAAGAAATTGATGAAATTACTCTTAGAGCCATTGTTGATTTGATTGATGTTGAAACTAATCCCGATGTGGGCCATACAAATTATCAATTTGTAGCTGGTAAACAACGATTAAGTATGTTACGCAAAGATGTTTATGGTAGTTATAATGTTCCTAAAATTTATGATGTTGTTGTACGCAATGTAAAAGTGGGGTTATATTCTCCTGAACTATTACACTGGTATAATGAAGATGATTGGAATAAAATGGAATCTTTTATTGATCATGGTCAAGATGAGCAATATAGCTATGCAGCGATTGAGCAATTAATTGAAAAGTATTTGGTAAGAAACCGTAGCACAAAAGAAATTTACGAAACTCCTCAAATTCGATATATGGTAGCAGCAGCTACAATCTTTCATAAAGAAGAACCTACTTCAGCTAGGTTGAAATATATTAAGGAATATTATAATGCGGCTTCTGATGGTTTATTTACTCTCGCTACTCCTGTTCTTGCTGGGCTTGGAACTCCCACAAAGCAGTTTTCTAGTTGTGTACTCATTCGCAGTGATGATGATCTTGACTCCATTTTTGCTAGCGGAGAAATGATGGCTAAGTATGCTAGTAAAAGAGCTGGCATAGGATTAGAGATTGGTAGACTACGCCCATTAGGTAGTCCCATTAGGGGAGGCGAGATCATGCATACTGGCATGATTCCGTTCTTAAAGAAATGGTTTGGGGACTTACGTTCCTGTTCACAAGGAGGGATTAGAAATGCGTCAGCTACTGTGTTCTATCCGATTTGGCATCATCAATTTGATGACCTTATTGTGCTCAAAAATAATCAAGGAACAGAAGAAACCCGAGTCAGACATATGGACTATGGTGTCGTACTCTCAGCATTCTTCTGGCGTAGGTTTAAGAACAAAGAAAATATTACGCTCTTCGACCCAAACCAAGTACCGGACCTCTATGAAGCCTTCTATTCTAACACAGAAAAGTTTGAAGAACTCTACATAAAATACGAAAATCAAATAGGTCTTCGTAAAAAAATTATCAGTGCTGAGGAAGTATTCAAAAGTGGCATCTTAAAAGAACGCACAGATACAGGACGTATCTATTTGGTATTCATAGATAACGTAATGAAACAGGGTCCATTTGATCCAGAGTACCATACTATTTACCAGAGTAATCTTTGTTGTGAAATTCTACTTCCTACTAAACCCTTTAAACGTTTGGACGACAGCGATGGTCGTATCGCTCTTTGCACCTTGGGCTCAATCAATTGGGGTGCGTTCCGTAACCCAGAAGACATGCGCCGTGCTTGCCGTATACTTCAGCGTAGTCTTTGTAATATACTCGATTATCAAGATTATCTCTCCATCCAGTCTAAACTAAGCAATGATGAAATCCAACCACTGGGTATTGGAGTAACTAATTTAGCTTATTGGCATGCTAAACGCGGATACAAGTATGGTGAAAAAGATGCTCTACAAGATGTTAGAGATTGGATGGAGCACCAAGCATATTATCTAACTGAGGCTACTGTAGAATTAGCTAAAGAGCGAGGACCCTGTAAAGAAAGTCATAAGACAAGATATGGGAAAGGAATATTTCCTTGGGAACTTAGAGCCGATGCGGTAAATGATTTAGCAGATTTTACTCCAGAACTTGACTGGGAAACTCTCAGAGAAAACTTGGTAAAATTTGGGGTTCGTAATGCTACATTAATGGCTGTCGCTCCAGTTGAGTCTTCGTCGGTCGTTATTAATTCTACAAATGGTATTGAAATGCCAATGAGTTTAATATCTGTCAAAGAAAGTAAAGCTGGATCATTTGTACAAGTAGTGCCTGAATATCAAAAATTAAAAAATAAATATCAATTAATGTGGGATCAGAAAGATTGTGATGGCTACATTAAAACTGCTGCTGTATTAGCTGCATATGTTGATCAAAGCATAAGTACTAATACTTTCTACAATCCTGCATTCTTTCCTGACCGTAAAGTACCCACAACACTTATAGCTAAAAATTTAATGCAGGCTCATATTTGGGGAATAAAAACTTTTTACTACAGTTTAATTAATAAAGCAGGTAGTAAGGCTATTATAGAAGATGCTCCGCTTGAACCAATCAACTTTAATGATGAAGAAGATTGTGAAGTTTGCAAATTATAAGGACAACATACAATCAATGACCGCTAAAAGTAATTTAGCAAAAGGCAGAGAAAGCTATGATGCTGAATTAAGCACCGGCTTGGTTGAATTTTTTAATAGAAATATTACACCTTATCCGACAGAATCAAGCGGTCCTAAATTTGATCTTATTCCTGTTGAAAAACAAAAAGATATTATGGTCAATGTGGCTAGAATGCACGCCCAACAAGAATATGACCGTATTATGGAATTAGTCACCGTACTACAAAAACAAGCTGCTAGTATTAAAAGAAGATTAGAAATTACAGATGCTGTACATAGTGCCAAATATAATTTTCAAATATATCATGGGCAGATTTATTGGTTAGCATATGATAGTTATAAACGGCATACTATACTAGTACACAATGGACCTGATGATTGGAGTGTCGGAGCACCTATTCAATATGAATATATATGTAAAGTAAAATGGTTAGGTGATCATACATGGACCGAACTTGACAAAGATGATAATTATAATTAAAATAAAGGACTAATATGTCAAAACAACAATATAATTTAAATACAAAAACAGACTACATCAGTAGAAAAATGTTTTTAGACCCTGAAGGTCCTGTAACTATTCAACGGTTTGAAGAAGTCAAATATAATAAGTTACAAAAAATAGAACAAACAGCTAGAGGGTTCTTTTGGGTGCCTGAAGAAATTAATTTATCTAAAGATGCCAATGATTTTAAAGATGCTACTGATGCAGTTAAGCATATATTTACTAGTAATTTATTAAGACAAACAGCACTTGATAGTATTCAAGGACGTGGGCCAGCACAAGTTTTTACGCCCGTTGTTAGTTTGCCTGAACTAGAAGCACTGATGTATAATTGGAGCTTTTTTGAAACTAATATTCATAGCCGTTCGTATAGTCATATTATTCGTAATATCTACAATGTACCAAAAGATGTGTTTAACACAATTCATGATACTAAAGAAATTATTGATATGGCTTCAAGTGTGGGGAAATACTATGATGAACTACATCAAATTAATTGCAATAAAGAATCTGGTCAATCTATAAATGAACAAGACCATATAAAAGCAATTTGGTTAGCACTTAATGCTAGCTATGCCCTTGAAGCATTCCGTTTCATGGTTTCATTTGCTACAAGTTTAGCTATGGTAGAAAACAAAATCTTTATAGGTAATGGGAACATTATTAGTTTAATTCTACAAGACGAGTTGCTCCATAAAGAATGGACTGCTTGGATAATTAATCAAGTAGTAAAAGAAGATTCTAGATTTGTTCAAGCAAAACAAGAGTGTGAGCAAGAAGTATACAATATGTATATGGATGTCATTAGAGAAGAAAAAGATTGGGCTACCTATTTATTTAAAATGGGTCCGGTGATTGGACTCAACCCTAATATTTTAAAAGATTTTGTAGACTATACTGCATTTTATGCGCTAAAAGATATTGGAATTAAATACATTAGTAATAATGTTTCAAAAACTACTCCTATTCCGTGGTTTAACAAACACAGTGACACTAGTAAAAAACAGTCAGCCCTTCAAGAAACAGAAAGTACTAATTATGTATTAGGCGCAATGAGCGAAGCACTTGACTATGATCAATTACCTAAATTATAATACGGAGAGAAAAATGAAAGCTATAGTATGGAGTAAAACCAATTGTACAAATTGCGACCAAGCAAAAAGTTTATTGAATCAAAAAAATATACCCTATGAAGAAAGAAAAATAGGTGATGGTTGGACTAAAGAAGAATTATTAGAGGCAGTACCAACTGCCCGAACAGTACCACAAATTTTTCTTGGTGAAGAATATGTGGGTGGGTTTACCGAACTCAAACAAAAATTAGCAGCGTAAGGAATATAATGTTTAATAAAGACGAAATTTACACTTTTAAATTAAATAGTGGCGAAGAATTAATTGCTAAAGTACTCAAGTACGAAACAGATTTTATTACTATTTTTGATCCAGTTTCTGTAGCACCTGGACCACAAGGTATGGGATTGGTTCCTAGTTTATTTACTGCGGATCCCGAAGGAGAAATAAAACTAAATACTAATAGTATTGCAATTTATGGCGTAACTGATGAGAATATAAAAGCAAAATATACTCAAGCGACTACAGGAATAGCGGTACCTAATAAAAAATTAATATTAGGGTAATATGGCAAACTTAAGCAGACAGGGTGATCAAAATACAACAGGTGGAAAAATAGTACGGGGCGCCGGCACTGTATTTGCAAACGGTATACCTGTTGGATTGCATGTAAGCTTAATTACTCCTCATGCTCCTTTTGGAAAACCACATCCTCCTCACAATGCCGCTAGAACTACAGAAGGTAGTCCTACTGTTTTTGCTGAGGGTGATCCTGTATTAAGAGTGGGCTCAGGTAATACATGCGGTCATTCTATTATACAAGGCAGCCCCGATGTGTTTGTCCCATGAGTACTACCGGTAAACAAAGCCCCTTAGGTGTAAATGTAAATAGTTCTTTATTGCAAAATATAGGACTGTGCATTAATTCTACCGTACAGGGCTATATGGGGATTAGTAAAAGTAATACTAGTCACACTCCGGGAACGCTAGTTAGTAACACATGCCTTAAATGGTTAACATATGCTATATATGAAGCATATAATGGCAATGTTGCTAAAACTCCTGCAGGAACTTCAACCTATGATAATTTAATCGCTATAGGAAAGAATAGTATTCCGGCATTGGGGAATTCAAAAAGTCCTGGTTATGTTAACACCGATCCAACTGGGTATTGGCAAGGTCAAGCTACCACCGGGTATTCAACAGCAGGTGATACAAACGATGGACAAAGCGCAACTTGGATCCCATATGATACTACTAACAATAATAAAAGTGTTACTCAATGGGGATTTTTGAGATTATATGCATTGCAAGCTTGGAATGAGTTTAATTGGAACGGCATTCAAACAGGATCAGGAATGCCTCTATATAAAGATTTTGTATCAAGCTTTTTAACTTCTCAAGGTTTTATAGAATATTCTAACAATTCTGTAAATTCTATACACGGTTCCTTTGATTTCCTTAAAGGCACCTATAGTAACATGAATGATCTAATTAGCGCTGATATAGCAGGCGTGAGTTTAGCAACACGGGCTTTTGGTCTAGATTGCATTACTGCAGGTAAAGTAATAAATTTATCTAACATATTTAAATTTGGTATGCCTTCAGTTTTGTTACAAACTATTAAAAAATTTAATACTATTACTCAATCATTATCATTGGCGTTATTGTCGGCTGGTCTGTCAGCTCAAGAAGTCGAGGATATTTCTACTGGAAGAATATCTACACCTACTAAATTACAAGAGCAACAATTGTATGGAGCATTTTTAATTATTATAGGACAAGATTTAGTTGATATATTGATACCATTAAATTGCAAAACTAAAGGCTTAGAATCATTAGCAGATTTGTTGAATATTAAAAAATTATTTCCAAATAGTTATCAATCATTGACCGTACCTATTTATAATGCTAGCTCCGGTCCAACTAATTCTAAGACATATTATCCTATATTTGAAAACGGTGCAGTAAGTTCTAGGCTAGAAACTTCAGCAATAACCGAACAAATTGGAGTGATTATTCCGCCTGGTACTCCTTCTGTCACCGAAGCGCCGCCGCCGACCGTAATTGAAGTAGCTCCGCCGACTGTATCACCTACCGTTGCTCCTGTTGGTTCGCAATTAGCAACTTCGATTCCACTAGAACGGTACAGAAATAGTTAAAAATTATGGCAGATTCATTAAATTTTCAAATAGCAAAAGAAGGATTTGGATCATATCTATCAGGAATACTACCTGACGATATTGCAGTAACTGCTGGCGCATTTTCTGCAACTATGCAACAAATTAGAAATATTCGAAATGTTGATTTTGAAAAGTTCTCTCAAGTAGCCGTTAATATCGAGTCAACGAAAGGATTGCCTCAAGTTAATGGTACAAATGTTCCGACTAATACTAACCTATCTAATGCAGGATTTAATCTAACTGCATTGGGAAGTGGTCCGTATGGTACATATACTATGAGTGATTTTTTGGGATGTATGAGCGGACTACCTTATTCATGGGGCTCTGTTCAATCGATGATTCAGACATTGCAAACTACCACATTAACAAATCTTTATAAAAATTTATATTTAGCGGTTACTTGGAAAGTAGGTACAGTCTCAGTACAATATACTAATGATGGATTTGGAAATTACACAGTTACTGGAATTACACTAACTGATCAAGGCGGCGGGTATGGTAGAGAGGGAGCAGCCTCTCCTAATATTACTTTAAGTAATGGTGGAACAGGAATTACTACAATAGGTACTAATCCCGATGATTTATCCACTTATGGTAGAATACTTTCAGTCTCGCTAACTTCTTCGGGATCTGTTACTGGATCGGTTCCTACTGCAACAGTAGCTAATCCACCAACTACTTATGGAAGTGCAGGTTGGCCCGGTATGAATACCGCAGTCCAATATTACATTGATGCGTCTAATGCAGAAATCGCTTCTATTAAAGCTGCTAATCCAACTGTCAGTTCAAATTTAAATACAATGTATAACTCATTTGGTAAACAACTTACAATAGAACAAAGGTCTAGGTATACAGGAATAAATCCAGTACCCAGCCCAACCCGAGACACTTTTATAAATAGGTACCCTATATCAATTTATTCATTTGTTGATGCTATTCCTATTTTAGCACAAAATACACTTCCTCATATGTATGCCCAAACATTAGAGGCTATTAGCGATTTAAATACGCCAGGTGGACAAAGTATTGTAGCAATGATGAGACAAGAAAGAAATGCCGCAAGACTACAACAGATAGGAATAGATTTAGATAATAATATATCAGGAAAGCTAGACCAACAAGAAGTAGAAATATTAACGGCCAATGGTACATTGCCTACTGGTGTAGAAGGTGTTACCGTTACCGGTATAAACGGAAATGTAAATAATCCAAGTACTACCTTTACACTGCCTAGCAATTTTACTACTCAACCAATTGGGTATTTTGATCCCAATACAACCGAATTTAAATTAGCAACGGTACAACCCACCTCACCGATACAACAAATTTTAAATACTGCTCAAAATAATATTAATAATAATAATTTATTAGGACCTGCAGGTAATGGTACTGGCCCTGCGCAACCTGCTATATTATCTATAGGCCCTGCTACATCAGCTACGGGCCCTGCTACATCAGCTACGGGCCCTGCTATATCATCTATAAGTCCTATTTCTACTGGGATTTCTAAACCGTCGGTTAACCCTAAACCAGGATTGGTCTCTGCTATTTTAGAGCCCGGCCCAGCAGAACTACAACCTATTGCAATTATTACTAGTGGACCAATTTCACAAGGAACACCCCTCGATAAAGGTGGACCTGCAGTACCTGGAAGTTTGGCAGGGTCACCTGCGAGTAATATTATTCCACCAAACCTGAATACGGCACTAACCGCATCAGTTTTGTTACCATCAGTTTATGACATTGCAGAAGCAATTGAAGAAGTTATCATGTGCAACTGCGATTGTTGGATAAACTAACATAGCCCGTTTCTATCGCGTGGAGCTAGAAAGGATGATATAATCATCCAACGAGTTACTTTTTACTAAAAGGAGTTGAAAATGACATTTTCAATCAGAATAATTAATAGTATTCTTGGCGTAGTACTACTTGCCATAATTATTAATGCAGTAACCGCTTTTAAATTTGGTTCTGTTCAAGAAGTGGCTTTAGATAAACCACGCTCATATGTATCTGTAAAAAATGTGGATAGAACATTAGACTGTTTGGCTATGAATATATACAAAGAAGCAGCCCACGAGTCTTTTGAGGGAAAAGTTGCAGTTGCTCAGGTTACCCTTAATCGAGTAGACGATCCTAGATTTCCTAAAGATGTGTGTGCTGTAGTTTACCAAAAGAATCTAATAATGGAAAAGGTCGTGTGCCAATTTAGTTGGTATTGCATGGGTAAAAATAAATCTAAACCCACAGATGAAGCATATAAAGAAAGTTATGCGGTAGCCAAAAAAGTGTTGTTAGAAGGGTTTAGACTTGACAGTTTAAATGATGCACTGTATTATCATGCAGTATACGTCAACCCTGCATGGCCGTATAAAAAAATTAACAAAATTGGTAATCATATTTTTTACAAGGATAAAGTATGAAGAATGAATTGATAGACCTTTACACTACTGTAATTGATTTTTTAAATAATAAATTACATAGAATTTCTGCCGATACATTAGGATGGATGGCTAATATAGCTCTTCATGCAGCTACACTACCCTCATTTTTAGCATTAATGACAGGACTAACTGATAAAGCACCTAACGTAGATTTGGTACTTATGATATGGTCTGCTCTATGTTTATTATTTTTTCGTGCAATTCTATTAAAAGATTTACTTAATATTG